GAGTTGGCGGCGTTGATCATCTGGAACCGCGTGCCGTCGTAAACGACCATCACGATTTCGCCAGATTGGATGTCACCCGCGATTAGCGCCGTGCTGCCGTCTCGCGTGACTGCTTTTGCGCCAAGGCTGTTGATGTTGAGCGTGACAGCGCCGGTATTAGTGCCAGCGGCCACCCAATAGAACATCTGGCCTGCTTCATACGCCGCAAGAACAGGCGAGAGCGTGCCAGTAACGGTATCGGCACCGCTGACCGTGATCAGTTTGACCGAGGTGGACTGTACTTGTGAAAGGTTAGCGGCGTCGGTTGCCAGCGTACCCACCGCAAGGCCCGTGATCTTGTTGTTGCCCATCGGGATGTTAGCCGTGGGCGTGGATTGACCGTCCTTGGTGATGCAGTTGGTCAAGCCGGTAGCAAGGTCAGCCGTCAGAGCGTTGAAAACGGTTGACGAGATAACCGTGTTGGCAACGACCGGCTGGCCTGCCGAATTGATGACAAATACGCCGCTGCCGTTAAAGCTCATGCTCGTTTACTCCTGTGTCGTCGCAAAGAACGGCTGCTGTTGAGCCGAGTATTGAGCCGCGCCCATACGCAATACTCGGGCCAATTCTTCACGCTCTCGCTCTGAAAGTTTGCGTTTGAACTTGTTTTCAAAGTCTTGGAGTTGACGTTGAACGTCGGTTTGCCCCGCCAACACTTTGCCTAATTTGCGACCACGGTCGCCATAAATTAAAGATGCAGGAACGGCAGCCGCGTAGCCAACAAGCTGACTTGGTTGCTGCGCTCCAGTTACGGGCGTTCGCGGTGAGAAAACGTCTACTGATTCGGCGGCAATATCGCGCATCCGACCGCCACCACTTGCATACTGACCCTTGCTGCCCGTGCTTTCCTTCACAGCCATAGAAAATTGCGCTGGCGTAAACGCATCTGGGCGATCTTTAGAGCGAACAATGGCATCTTCAAGCACTTTAAAGTTGCCATATTTGGCATCTACCTCGCGCAACGCTTTCATCGCGTCAGGCGGCAGTTGCGACTCCAACACTTCCGTTGCTTTTTTCTCGGCGTTTTGCAGCAAAGATTCTGCGTCTGGGAAATTTTGATTGCCCGACATATCACGCAACTTTGTGCGGATATTGGATCGGATCGTTAGCAAATCACCGCTAGTCAACTGCCGCCCTTTAATTCGGCCAAGTTCGTTGTCAATAAATGACTGAACATAGCGACGAGATTTCGGATCGGCAGCGGCTTGACGCGGAATTGCCATTGCTTGCGACAACGGCACATTGCCGCCCTGCACTCGCATTAACACAGGCTGTAATGGATAGCCCTTAAATTGATCATATGCGGTGTTGTAAGCGTCTTTAAGGTCGTTGTATGTGTCACGCACATCGGTTTTAGCAGGCGGCGTGTACCCCGGTGGGGCCGCCTCTTTGCCAATCAATGCTTGCGTTTGCTGCCAGCCGCGCTCACGGGCTGCGGCGACTTTGGGGCCAATCAACGGAATCCGCATCATGGATTCTTCAACCATTGCCCATGTGCCGTTTGGCGCGATTTGCCCCGGCGTTAATTCCACGCCTTCTGACGTAAGACGACGAGCAGCGGGCGACATATCAATGCCGCTTACTGCGGTGCGAGCTACCCTGCCAGCGGTAGGAACCGCAGCAGCCGCTAAAGTGCCGTATGCACCTTCCGTTCTGCGGTTTTCGGGTTCAGCGGTGGCGTAAGTCGTCGCGCCGCCTTCAATAGCGCCGCGCATAATCGGGCCGCCCATGCGAAACATCCGACCTATTGGGCCACCCATTAATGATGAAGCAGCCGTTTCGCCAACAAACTCGCCTGTTGCTCCCAACGGCCCTTGCGTAAACGGTTCGTTGCGTTCACGGATGTTTTGATACCGCTCTGGCGATACCAAGCCGGTCAATTCGCCTGCGCTTGCAGCGGCACGCTCAACGCCAGCGCCGACGCCCATCAATGCACGAATCAAAGGATTTACTTCACCGCCAATCGTGCCGGTTTTGGGGTCGTACATACGCGCTTGTGGCGCAGAAGAAGGGCGCGATACAGGCGTAGAAACGGTGTGCGTCATGGCGTCTATGTTCGCCATGCCTTGTTCAGCGGCTAAACGCTTTTTGAAGCGTTCAATTTCCTCTGGCGTAAAGTCGTCCATCAGCGACCCCCTTGACTACGCTTCCAACGAAGATACCGCAGTTCTTCATTATCAATCTTTTCATACGGGCTAACGGTATCTTTGTATTTTCTACCAAAGACATCCACAGCATCGTTGTAGTCTTGAACATCTTGAAACGCTCTATCGCGCAACAAATCAGCGATCTGTTTACGCGCTTGCGGCGAATCCACAATTTTCGGGAAAGCATCTTGCAAGATTGCCGTTTCTTTATCGGTAAATCCGCGAGCGCCGCCAAGGCTTGCCATAAATTGCAGAACCAACTGGCTACTTGCGGCTTGAAACGCTCTAGTGTTTGACAAAATTTCTGGATCAATTTTGAATCCAAAACTGTCCAAAAATTGCGCTGCGCCGACAGCGGTCGGTGCCAATGTTCCCGTAAAGGTTCCTTTTTGCGTTGCAGCGTCCATTGCATTGACTTGCGATAGAACGCGAGTGGCGTTTTTTGCTGGCCCACTCAAAGCGTCAATCTTTTTCAAATACAACTCTTGCGCTAACTGACTGCCTTTATCGCCAAGATTAATGTTGGTGACTGCCGCAGGCTTGGGAACTGGCACTAAATCAGCGTAATTGCCTGTGCTTGAGAATTTGGCAATGCTGGCGGGCGTAAAGTCAGCCGGTGACGGCTTGCCCACCATAGACTCGGCAGGCTTTTCAATCGCAACCAATTTGCTGATGTCGCCCGTGCGAGTGGCATCAGCCACGCTTGCAGGCGTGAACTTGCTGGGGTCAATGTCGCCAATCTTGAGACTGGCCGTTTTAGGCATTGTCGCCTCGTACTGCGACATGGCGAACTGCTGCACCATCGGGTTGCCGCTTTCCAAACCCTCCAATGCTCGCGCACGCTTCTGCGCTGCCGTGAGCGGGCCGCCCACCTGCATCTGCATCGGCTGGCTAAAATCAGGCTGTCCGTCTGCCCCCATCATTGGCATCAAACGCTGGTTTGGCGCTGCCACGGCGCTCGGCGGCGCATACGATATGCGGCCATCCTCCAGCATTGGCATCGGCGCTTCCATCGCGGCAAGTTGCGCCATGTTGACGTTGCGTTGCTCAGGGTCAAACGAACGGATGTAATCAGCAAATTCGGTGCGGCCTGCCTTTTCTGCTTCAGCCTTGGCTTCTTCTGCCTGACGACCTGCGCGGGCGGTCATAAAACTCTGCAATGCCTTTACGAGCGGCGCAGCCTTGGGGATCGGCGCTGCGTTGCCTTCCATCGGCTCATATTGCTGCTGTGCGAGGGCTTCTGCCAGCATCGCACGCCGACGCGCCTCCTCTAACTGACGCTCGTATTCAGTTGGTGCGCGGAAAGTTTGCGTGTACTTAACCGGCATTTTCAAAGTCCCCTCTGTATGAGCCTCCCTGCGGCGTAGTCATACCTGCGGGAGCGGGCATACGCGGGCGCTGCATCATGCCGCCCACTTGCGGTGAGCGAGGCGGCCCCATCTGCGGCTGGCCCATGCTGCGAACGGGCGGCCCGTAACCCATCGGACGACCGCCCTGCATAGCCTGCGGTGGGCCGTTAAAGTTCATGGCCTGCGGCGGCACGCCGGGGTTGGTGTTAGGCGTAGCGCCCGAGTACATCAGGTTAGGCTGCGGGACATTCCGCATATTGTTGCCGGGGCTGTTGAGCGACAGATTCCGCTCCTGCATTGCCAGCATACGCGCCATCTGCTGCGGTTTTCGGTCAGGTGTAAATCCGTTCATAGTTTATCTCCCGAATAAGCCGCCCATGAGGCCAAGCGGGCCGCCTGCGGCAGAGCCTGCAATACCCGCGATGCTGCCGAGGAGGCCCATGTTTGCGTTGTATGCGCCCACTTGGTTCTGGTAATTGCGTTGTGCGAAATCGCCCGCTGCCTGACCGGCTTGGAATATCGGTGCAGGTGCGACCGACACGCCTTGATAGCCTTGGAACTGCGGGATGCTGACCTGACCGCCTGACAACAAGGCGCTGATCTCGTTGACCGGCAACGAGCGGATAGCCGCCTGTTGGGCAAGTGCCTGCTGCACAGCGGTGTTGTAAAACTGCTGGTTGGCAATGTTTTGCTGGAACTGCTGCTGTTGAGCGGCATTGCCAGCGGCCTGTCGCGCCATGTCCTGCTGGAACCGCTGCGCCAACGCGGCGTTGCGGGCTTCCTGCTGCTGCACAACTTGCTGGAATTGCTGCCCCTGCACGGCGTTTTGCGCCTGCTGACGAGCCAACTCCTGTTGCATCGCCTGCGCTTGGGCTTGGTTGTAAAACCCTGCGGCTCCTTGCGCTTGACCGGCTTGTTGGGCTTGTCGTGCAAGGTTGGCTTGATACGCCTGCAACTGCTGCTCAAAGTTTTGCCCAGCAGCCTGATTGCCAAGTTGCTGTTGTGCAAGTTGTTGGTTGAAAACTTGTTGATAAGCCTGATTAAGCGCAGCCTGCTGCGCCAAATCACGCTCATAATTTTGAGAAATTGCCTCGTTTGCGAGCCTTTGCGCCTGCTGCCCTACGCCAAACTGCTGCAACAAACCTTCGCGGTTGAAACCAGCCGCGCCAAGGGCTTGCTGGTAATTCTGTGCAATGGCGGCGTTTTGCGCCTGTTGCGCTGCAATCGCTTGCTGGAAGTTTTGAGCAACAGCCGCGTTTTGCGTTTCTGCTGCTTGTTGTCCCATGCCAAACTGCTGACCGGCCAACTGTGCGCCAAGTTCTGTCATGCCAGCGGCCTGACCAAACCGTTGTGCCTGCGCTGCTCGCTGGGCTTCCTCGGCAGCCAACTGATTCTGTAAGTTTTGCTGCATCGCTTGATTTTGCATCTGTTGGGCGGCTTGGCCCTGTGCAAAGTTTTGTGCGATTGCTTGATTGATTGCCTGCTGCGCCTGCTGTCCTGTCTGGAATGACGCCAGTTGTGCCTCGCGGCCAAATTCGCCCGCTGCCAACCGCTGTGCAAACTGCTGCGCTTGTGCTTCGTTGGCAAATTGACCCGATTGCAACGCCATCTGCGTGTTTTGAGCGATGGCCTGATTGCGGGCCTGTTCGGACTGCATTCCTGCACCGAATCGCGCCAGTTCTGCTTCCTGACCAAACTCTGCGCCTGCCAACCGCTGCTGGAACGCTTGCTGTTGAGCGGCGTTCTGCGCGGCTTGCGTAGCCAACGATCCTTGCAGGTTCTGCTGCAAGCCAAGGTTGTACAGCCCCGCCTGCTCCATGCCCGCACCAAAGCCCGACAGAGCGGCTTGGTTGGCAAACATAGCGCGGGATTGCTGCTCTGCAAATCCCTGCTGACGCGCCGCTTGATCAAGGCTGATACCCTGCGCTGCGGCTTGCAACAGAAGGTCGTTTTCCTTCTGCATCTGCGCCGACATGGCGGCGTTATACGCCTCACCACCCGGTCGTAGACCTTGGTTGATCAGTTGCGTCTGGAGTTGCTGACGCTCACCTTGCAACTGCGGTGACAAACGCGACAACAGCGCCTGTTGCGCCGTCATGCCCGCATTGATTGGGCCTTGTGCAATACCAGATAGGTCAATCTGACCCTGTAACTGCGGGCCTTGCACAAACTGCTGGGCGTAACCGAATTGGCCTTGTGCGGGGCCAGCGGCAGGGCCGCCGATGCCGGTTAAATCAAGGCCGCGTAACTGTGGGCCAGCAACGGTGCCGCCTTGTGCTTGACCGTAGTACCCGACGTTGCCTTGAACGCCTTGAACACCGCTGGTGTCCAAACCGCCAAATTGAACACCAGCAGGGCCACCGCCAGCCAAGCCAAAAAGGCCGCCTGATGGGCCGCCTTGTGCGTAACCGAACGCACCGCCGCCCACGCCTTCACCAACACCGCCAACGCCGCTGATGTTTAAACCTTGCAGTTGTGGCGCAGCAGGGCCGCTAATTGCAGGGCCAAAATCAAATGCGCCGGGAGCAATGCGCGCAAAAAACCGCGCTTCATCTAACTGCCCAAGATTAGTTGGCGCACCGGGGCCGCCTTGAGCAAGACCGTAATAATTAGATTGTCGCGGATCAACCGCCCCTGTGATGCTGCCTAGCCCGCTTGCTTGTTGTCCCGGCCCAATCTGGCCCGGCAATCCTTCAACGTTATAACCCGCAATCGGTGTGTAAGCGCCAGTTGGCGCACCGGCTAAACCTGATGTGGCATAACCAAGGTCGGTGTAGCCCGGCAATTCGCCGCCAACCGCGCCGCGATCAATCGCGCCTGCGTTAGCGACGTTGTACTGGATGCCGGGGATGCTACGAGCGTCAAAGGCTGACGCAATACCGAGGTTGCCAAGTCCTTGTGCAGCGCCACGCGCCGCTTGCGACATATACAACTGCGCTTGTTCTTGCGCTCGCAAAGCCTGTTCAGCCTCGGGACTGATAGTTTGCCGAACAGTCGGTTGCTCAATAAACGTCGTGAACTGATCTTGGTTAGGAGCTTCGCCAGCGTATTCGGGGCCGTATTGGGCAATGCGATCTTGATAAGCCTGCAACGCCTTGTTGTAGGCGTCGGTGTCTACGGTCGGGGTTTTTTGCCAAGTAACCGTCTGCGACCCGGTGGGGCCGTAGATGTTGGGATTGGACATATACGCCGACTGCTTGGCAGCGGCCAAGTTCGCCTCACCCTGCTTAATGGCTAGGGTGGTGTAATCAGGCGCTGGCGGCGGCGATGGTGATTTTTTGCCCATACCTCGGCTCCAAGAAACGACACCTGTCTGGTGTCTGCGTCATAAAAACAATGTCTCCGTCAGGTGCGCCATCTTTGATCCGCGCTTCCTCCGAAAACCCCATTTTCGTGACCAGTTTCAGCGCCCGGGTATGGTTGCTGGAAATCGGCCCTATTATCTTATCAACATTTGCGACGTTGTAGGGATAGTCGTACACAGCGGCAAGGTAAGCCGGTGTGATTTGATCCCAAGTGATGTGGCAAACGACCGATCTGCCGTTCCACATCTCGTAAACCGTACCGGCGACCAACTCACCGTCTCGCTCAAGGCCGATGGCAACCGAGCGGTCGGGGTTATACGCACCATCGGTGCGTGACATCACCCAATGGCCCACATGGGGGCCGCTGACTATATTCCAGCCCATCCGAGTTGATACACCACATCAGTTGATGCCCACTCAAGCGATACGTTCTTGCTGCTGCTGTTGAAAATGATGCCGCCGCAATAACCGATACCGCTCAACCCTACGACCGTGTTGCTCGCAATCGTGTTGCTGCCCCAAATCGCCTGATCCCATAGCCCAACGTCCCATAGACCGTAATTGGTGCCGACAAACGACAACGCACCAAGGAAGTCATCGGTCTGGAAATCCACCGCAATACCAACGCCAATGGTCGGCTGACCGTTGGAGTAGGTGGTTGTGCGGCCACGGGTGAAGTATTTGATGACGCCACGGGTGTCAAAGTAATTGAACGCTTGTAGTGCCTTGCTATTGATGGCCTGACCATTGTCGTTATAGCCCGCCGAGCCGGTTCCCGTCGTCCAAGCCTTTGCGACGTACCCATCAGCGCCGTAATACGGCTCATCGTTTAGCGATGACCAACAGTTTGCATACCAGCCGGTGAACCGACACCACGCTTTGGTGATGTTGTTCATCACAAACTGCACTTGTGCGTTAGACGACACAGGAATGTTGACAATCAGAGCGTTGTTTAGCGGGTGATACAGCATCCCCCAACCAAAGTTGCTCTTGTACGTTTTGGCAGCAACGGCAAACGCGCCTTGAATCTTGTCCGACAGCGCCACGTTGGGGTCAAGGCGTGACGATTGCAGCGCCGATGCCATCGGAATCAGGCCATCAAGCGTCAAAACCAGCAAATCGCCGCCGTATTTCAGCAAACAACGCTTAGAAATAGGCGCACCGATAATCCAGACGCCGATCAGCGCCCATGTGGAGGCGCTAGAGGGGTCGGTGCCGCGATAAACGATAACCTCGCCTTGATCGGTGACAAAAACAAGGTTGTCGTCTACGCCGTAGCCTGCGTCAATCGTCCATGACGCCATCGCCACAAGGCTGCCACCCAAATGTGCAACCGATGACAGGTCTAGCGCGTTAGCTGCACCGCCCACCGATGCGGTCGGCAAATACCATGCTTTTAAGGTGTCTTTTTGGATGAACCACATCCTGTTTTTAAACAGGGTGGGCGAGGTGAGCGTGGTAGTGGTGACGCCTGTGATGGCAGGTGTGGATGCGCCGTCAATGGCTGTCCACGATGATCCGTTGTAAAGGCGTGGTTTGTCAGCGCCGTTCGCGGCATACAGGTAACTGCCGCCTGCGGTCGTAATGTTGGTGTATTCCCAGCGGCTGTTAGACAGCCCCGTTACGACTGCGGCACCCACCGGGCCTGCCACAGTAACGTCAAAAATGTTGCCGCCAACGATGGCAAACAGTTTGTCTGTCGTGCCTGCGCTGTAGGTCATCAGCGTTTCAATCTGGCCGGTCATGCCTGTGGCGTGTTTGTCGTAGCCACCGCGCAACGTCACGCTGCTGACGCCGGGGAACAAATTGTCTAGCGTGACGGCATCCGTGGGAGCCATGTTGGCAAGCGCATCGCGTGCGTTCCAGCCGCCCACAGGGGCGGGGAGGGACGCCACATTGGCTTGTGTGCGCTGGATGAGACGGCGGCGAGTGGGCGAAGCCATTTAGTTGTTGCCCGTGCCGTAGCCAGAGTCGGGGATATTGTCGTATCCAATGAGTACGGTTCCCGGTCGTGGTGCAAACGAGAGATTGGCGGCTGCCGTGTCCTGCGCCACCGCTGCTTCTAGTTCCATCAGGAAATCGCGGTACAGCGCCGTGGTGTCAAAGCCCTTGGCCTCAAAGTATTTGAGCTTGGTCATCAACACCATTACGCGATCTGGGTAGATGCAGGTGTCGTTGTCAGCCGTCATGCTGTTCTGCACCATGCCGGTCGGGCTATACGCCCATCCCTTGCTACGGTACTCAAAGCCCAGCAACTCACCCGCGTTCATACCCGGCCAAATCTGGAAATACTGACCAAGCAGACGCCAACGGATACGGGGGCCGGTGCTGATGTAGCCCGACAGCAACCATTCCCATTGCTGCGGCGACTCAGGGCCAAGCATTTCCCAACGCTTGCTCTTGTCCCAATGCGTGCGGTTGACTGTGCTGTAGTAGTCAGCAGGCATGGAATACTTCACCTTCTGGAAGATGACCTGCCCGCCAACCTGCGTTTCGGTGACCTGATAGTTAAGCGCAACCGAGGTGGGGCCAACGGATGTGATGTAGGTCGCATTGGGGATACCCACGCCCTGCACCTGATACGTCGTATCCAGCCCTGTCGTAGAGGCAAGGCCGGTGATCGCGGCTACCCCATTGACCCAATCGCCCGTAGCGGTCGTCGCCTCGGTGTAGAAAGTATGCTGGCGCGTCAGTTCACGCCAATCAGCACGACGAAGCAACTCATAGCCTGCTGCGTTCATCAACGCCAACAACTGCACGGTTTCTTGGCTGGCGTTACCAGCCACCGTGTTTGGCGTCGGGATGCCTAACTCATTCGTGCATTGCTGAATGAGTTGAATCATCGTGCTGCCCATACTATGCCTCCGCTAAAGCCTCTTTCGGCGGGCGGCCACGACGAGGTTTGTCCTCCATCAAAGCCGCCATCTGTGCTTGCAACTCGGCTAACTGGCGCTTGGTGTCCTCAAGTTCTGCGCTGCTTTCGGCGCGGTTCTTGCGGTTAAGGTACAGTTTTGCCCGCTCACGCAGGCCGACCCCACCCATGCCAATGCGCTGTAGTTGCGCGTCCGACGCCAGAGCCAACTGCTCTACCGTCACAAACTTCAAAATCACCAGTTCTGCGATCTGGTCGCGTGTAATTTCCTCGGGAGCGTCTTTGTGCCACTCCGACAGCGGAGTGCCGATCTCTGCGGCCACGCCATCGCTCTGTTGCGTCTGAAAGTACAGCCATTGACGCGGGAAACGTGCTTTATCTTCCTCGCGTGCGGGCTGGTCAATGATGTTGGTCTTATCGCCGGGGGCCATGATACGGCAGTAGGTTTTGCCTTTACCGGGGCCATCGTCCTTGACGTAAAACTCAACGTGCAACTGTGCGTCGGCGTTAGAAACATCGCTATCTAGTGGCATTGTCCTTGCTCCTGTGGGGATTACAGGTTGTTGACCTGTGTGATAGTACAAATGACCGAGGGGATTGCAGGCCATACGCTTGTGGCGCTGGCTGCAAGAATTCTAACGCTTGTGTCATCCGTAGCCCACATCAATTCAACGTAGTTTGTTGGCTCAAGTTGAATGATGAAGTTCCACGCAGCGACGGTACGCGCTGCGGTGCCTTGGATGGCGATAGTGGTGGCGGTGTTGGCGACGTTGGTGCCGTTTTTACGCAACCAGATGTAGATATTGCCTGCGCCGCCCGAGGTTTTGTCTAACTGTGCCGAAAACTGCACGTTGTAGACGCCTTGATAATCTACAACCAAGCGGGACGACGGCGAGCCGATAGACACGCCATTGCTGCTATCGGTGGTGTTAAAAACCATGCCGTAAGCGGTGTTGATAGATGCTGCCGTTTGCAGCGTAGTGTCGCTAAACGCACCGTAATGCAGGATCGGCACCGCTCGCCCAAACCCTTGCAATTCTTCCCAAAGCGTATTGCTTACAGCAAAGAACAAGGCCGAACAATCAGGGTTGATCGTGCCAAACCCTACGTTGTTGATGCTGCTGCCCGCGTCGTATGGGTACACCGTCAACGGGTTTGCGCTCGTATTCTTGACGATGATCGTCTCGCCCATCTCGGTCGGCGGCAGTTTAACCCCTGCACCCGCACCTACCGTTGTGACGTTGTTGTAGACATAAGTCAGCGTCGTAGCGTCGCCTGCCGAGGTGCCTGCGGCGGTCACCGACGATATGCCGTCCCCGCAGATAGATACCGTGGAGAGTTGGTTAACGCCCGACCCCAATACTCGGGAAGGGATCGCCATTAGGCTGCCATCGCGCGTTCGCGCCTGACACGCAGAATTTCTGCAATCAGACCGGGGCCGTGGGCCTCAATGTTGACATCGCCCATAACCTCGTAAATCTTCTGGAACTCGTTGGCCTGCTGGGCCATAGCAAGGTTGCAGTTGAACTTCTTGCCGGTCGGGCCGCCTACCCAGATGTCTATGGTTTGGCCTGCCTTGTCGCCCGTGAACCGCTTTACGCCGTCAGCACGGTTGCAAGAGTCATAGCCGTATAGCGTGAAGTGTCGGAATCCGAGGATGTAGCCGATGTTAATGGCTCGCAATCCTGATGTGGTGCCGCCGCCAATGGCGAGTTTGCCGGGGCCGATAGCCTGCATCTCTGGGCCTTCTGCCCATGAGTGCCACAGCAGCACCTTGTGATCTTTAAGATAGTCAAACGTAGTCGGTGGGCAGCGCGACGAGGGCATATACACCGTGTGCTTGTTCAGCCGCTGTATGCCGCTTGTACGGTCACGCGGGTCAAGGTTAACCCACAGGTCAGGCTCAACCCCGTTCTCCACCAGAAAGTCGTGTGCGGCCTTGATAGCCACAATCGGGCGACCGGCTCGGCGGTGCGCCTTAATCTCGTCAATGTAATCGGGCATAGACCACCCGCTCGCCACCAACACCATGTTGCCATCGTGCTTGATGGGAGCGAGGGTCAGTTCTGGCAAACCACGGCCAAGCGCCGAGCGGATATTGGAACAAAGTTCCTCTGCCGTACCCGCCGCTTGAACCGTGATTTCCAGAGGTTGCATCGTTAGAAGCCCACGACGCCCGTCGCAACGTGCGGGTAGCCCGCAACGCAGGTCAGAGCGGTAGCACCCGACGCCGTGGTAAGGGCAACGATGCCCATCACCAGACCGCCGGTTACCGTGGCGTCATCAAGCGTTCCCGCCGTTGCCGTCGTAAAGAGCGGCACAGCCGGGAGGCACGATGCGGCAAGGTTCACGACCGGCTTACCGCCGATCTGCACCCAACCGTAGGAACCCGACGCAATGGAAGCCTGTGCAAAGCCAATGACCTTGCTGTTGGCCGAGTTGGTCGTGGTCAACGGGACAACGGTGTTGTCACCCTTCACGGACACCGCCATGTAAGTGCTGACGGTTGACGCCGCCTGCACATACACAGCCTGACCGCCGTCGTCCAAGTTCACAGTCGTACCGACGTTGAACGAGGGCGAGGTGTCGGTGTACGTCAGGGAGACGCCGATAAGGTTACTCGTAGAAATAGCCATGTTGCGTTACTCCCTTTAGTCAATCAACACGCCTTGGAACTGCGCGCCCGAGCAGGTCAAGTTACCTGCCCAGCCGATCAGTTTCACAATGGCGTCTTGGTTAACGGCCTGTCGCTCGCCGCCAATCGGCACAAAGTTACGATCTTTGTGCGGGCGGAAGTGCAGGTACTTGGTGTTGAGGAACCACATATGGTTCGCGTTGCCAGCGCCGCTGTTATACGACGAGGAACCGATACCACCGTCCAGCACAACGTCAGACGCCATGCCAGCGCCGTAATACTTGAGCGAGGCAAAGCCCGCGCCAGCCATGCCCGAGCCGGACTCGGTGATGCGCTGGATGGCCTGCAACGACTGCAAGTAATAACGGTAGTAGTTGTTGTCAGCAACGATCAGGTCAGGTTTGTCGGTGCCACGAACGAGCTGGACAGCGAGAGCGTCCATGTAGCCCTGAATCGTGGTGGACGACACAACGCCAGAGCCGCTGACCGACGCATCAAACACCTTGGACTGCCAGAACGACCACACGGCGCGGTTGATGCCGCCGTAGGTGCCGGTAGTCGGGTCATCGGGAACAGCCGCAGCAAGACCCGTGAGGTTCTTACCCGCGTTGCCCGTGCCGTTGCCGTACAGGTCGCCCGAGATGCGGTTAGCAAGCTGGGCTTCCGCAACTTCCATGCGACCGTCAAGAAGGTCAATGATGGCCTCCTTGCCCGAGTTCTGGATCATCTCCAGACCCGAAA